AATTGACGACCCGGCGTACAAAGCGATGTTCCCGGGCGTGACGTTGAACCCGAACGCGCAGGCCACCGAGGGCTGGTACATCAACGCGGGCGGCGGGTACGTCCCGGCGGGCGTCGGGCTGGGTATTACGGGCAAGGGTGCCCACGTCATGATCATCGACGACCCGGTCAAGGACATGATGGAGGCTGATAGTGAAACAACCCGGAACTCAGTGTGGGATTGGTGGGATTCAACCGCTGAGACCCGCCTGTCGCCGGGTGGCGGCGTGCTGGGCATCCAGACCCGGTGGAATGACGACGACCTGAGTGGCCGGTTCCTGAACCAAGAGGCCGAGGCCTTGCGCGAGATCGAAGAACAGCGCAATGAGATCCTCGGACTGATTTCCAAGGCCAAGGAATCGCGGAATGAGTCGCTTTTGATCGACAAATTGCGCATAGAACTGGACGATGTGGACCGATCAGTAGAGGATGTGGTGCGCTGGGACACGTTAAGTCTGCCCGCATTGGCCGAGCACGACGAGTATGTCACTGAAGATGGGGAACTATTACTCAAAAAAGAAAAAGGCTCGCGCTTGGTACGCAGAAAGGACGAGGCACTCCACCCTGAGCGGTACGACGAGTCATTTTACCGTCGGAAGCGCAAAAGTTCGCAACCTCGCATCTGGAGTGCACTATATCAGCAGAATCCTGTACCAGATTCTGGTATATTCTTCAAAGAGGACATGTTTCGGTACGAACCGGTCGTTCCAGACTACACGAATTGGAATATTTACATAGCTTGGGACTTAGCTATTGGCCAAAAGCACACAAACGATTATACTGTAGGAATAGTTGGCGCTCATGACTTCGACGACATAATGCATATCATCCATGTCGTACGGGTCAGGACAGATGAGGTCGCAGAGCTTATAATGGGCACTTCGGAGCCATATAAGCGCCAACTGGCGGCCATAGGAATTGAGCAGGGGCAGATTCAGATGTCGGTTATGCCGAATTTGAGGAAGCTGATGAAGGAGAAGCACTGGTACCCAACGCTGGACGAGACGTTGAAGCCGGTAACAGACAAGACTGCACGGGCAAGACCGGCTCAAGGTTGGATGCAACAAGGGCGTGTGCTGCTCCCTAGCAACCAGCCTTGGGTCTCTACTTTTACGAACGAGCTCCTCCGCTTTCCGGGTGGTGCTCACGATGACCAAGTCGATGCGCTTGCATGGCTCATCCGCATGGTCGCAGAGAAATCGCCTCCTCGTCGCACACGGGCAGGCAAGAAACCCGACTCTTGGCGGGATAAACTGAAAGCGACGCGGAAGAGTGAGAACCACTTAACCGCTTAATGGAGGATTGAAATGGCAAGTGATTATTCGCAAGTGCAGGAACAGCTAGACCGGTATGTCTACGGACGGGACAACGGTCACACAGAATACTCCGTCAAAGCCCGAATGTGCGAGGATTTCTTCGAGGGCAAGCAATGGGACGCGGAAGCCAAGGCGAAGCTGGCCCGGGTGCGTAGGCCGGCACTCACCTTCAACAAGATCCTCCCGTCCTGTGCCGCCATCTTCGGCGAGCACCTGAACAACCAAGCCGACATCGGCTACAAGGCTATCAAGAACGGATCGCAGGAGACAGCCGACGTGCTGGGCCGCCTGACCGTCCAGATCAACAACGCCAACGAGATGCATTGGACCGAATCGGAGTTGTTCGCCGACGGGATCATCACCAGCCGGGGCTTCTTGGATGCCCGGATGAATTGGGACACAAACATTTTTGGCGAGGTTGACATCAATCTGGCCAACCCGCGCAACGTGGTCATCGACCCAGACGCCGAGGCATATGACCCCGACCAGTGGAAAGACGTCATCACCAGCAAGTGGCTGAGCGAGAGCGACATCATCATGCTGTACGGCAGAGCGGCAGCGCAGGAGCTGACAGGCAAATCGTCCAGCAGCCAGTACCTTGGGTACGACTTCATGGACACGCGCCCCGATACCTTCGGCGGCGAGTCCCGCCGGTACCCGGATAGCAGCCAGAAATTCGCCCGTAGGTGGCGGCAACTCGAGCGCCAGTTCAAGACCATCCGGCGCATGGAGCACTTCGTTGACATGGTCAGCGGCGAGACCCGGATTATCCCCGAGGGCATGCCCCGCGAGAAGATTCAGCTCATCATGCAGGAGTTCAACGTGCAGGTGATGACCCGGAACGCCGAGGTAATCGACTGGCGGGTCACCGTGGACGACCAGATGGTCCACGACGAGCAGAGCCCGTACCAATACTTCACGGTCATACCGTTCTTCCCGTTTTTCCGCCGGGGCCGCACCATTGGGCTGGTGGAGAACATGATCGACCCGCAGGAGCTCTACAACAAGGTTCGCTCACAGGAACTGCATATCGTCAACACCACAGCCAACAGCGGCTGGAAGGTCAAGACCGGTACGCTCCAGAACATGAGCATCGAGGATCTTGAGGAACGTGGTGCAGAGACCGGCCTCATCGCCGAGCTCAGCGACGTCAACGACATGGAGAAGATCACGCCCAACACCGTACCAACGGGTATGGATCGGATCAGCTTCAACGCTGCGACCGACCTGAAAGAAATCTCCATGGCTTCTGACAGCATGCGAGGATTTGATCGGGCAGACGTGGCGGCCAAGGCCATCCAAGCCAAGCAGGCACAGGGCAGCACGAACTACACCAAGGTGTTCGACAACCTGAACTACACGCGCAGGCTTCTGGCCAAGCGGGTGCTGAGCATGGTGCAGACCTTCTACGTGGAACCCCGCATATTACATATAACGGGCAACAACCCCGGTCAGGACGATGAAGTCATCTCCCTGAACGAGGTAACTCCGGAGGGTAAGGTAGCCCGGGACTTGACAGTAGGCGAGTATGAGGTCACAGTATCGTCCATACCAGCCCGCGAGACCTTCGAGGAAAGCCAGTTTGATCAAGCAGTTCAGCTGCGCGAACTCGGCGTTGACATCAAGGACGAGATTCTCGTTGAGAACTCACACCTCGCTCGCAAGCACGAAATCGCCAAGGAGATTTCTGGTGAGCCAACAGAGGAAGAAGCAGCATTGCAGTCAGAACTCGCCGAGCTCGAAGTGGAAGCCAAGCGTCTCGAGAACCGCAAGTCTGCTGCCGAGCAGAAGAAGACCGAGGCCGAGGCTGCTCTTACGCTTATTCGGGCTCAGCAGACCGCGCTCGAGGATCCCAACGGGGCGGAAGGCAAGGCTGCTGATGACGACATCCGCTTGGTAGAGGCCGAGGCCGACCGGGTCGAGCAGATCGCCAAGCTCAGCCTCGACAAGTACGAGATCGACAAGAAGCTGGAAATCGAGCGCGAGAAACTGGTACTCAAGCGTGAGGAGATTCGCCTCAGTGAGCTATCCATACGGAACGAGGCTATCGCCTCCGCACGGGATGCGAAGCAAAAGGCAATAGACGGGAAGGCCAAAGAGAAGGCCGACGCGAAGAAAGAATCAAGTAAGGGGGCGTCAGAATCGTCTGGCAAACCGAAGGAAGGAGCTAAATAATGGCTGATAAAGATATCGATTGGGACGACCCCAAAGCCGTTGCTGCTGCACGTGGCGACAACCCCGAGGACGAAGACGATGTAAGAGAGAACCTACACCGCACTGACGCCGAGCAGGCAGAGATCGACGCCAAGGCCGAAGAGGACAAAAAGGCGGACAAGGATGACAAGGCTGACGCCAAGAAAGCCGATGAGGACAAGGCTGACGCCGACAAAAAGGCGGACAAGGACGCGGACAAGGATGCGAACAAGGATGCGGACAAGGATGCGGACACTGACGCGAAAGCCGATGATGACACCGACGCCAAAGCCGATGCTGACAAGGATGGCAAGAAGGAGACGATGATTCCGAAGGCTCGCTTCGATGCCAAGAACCGTCAGAACAAGGCACTGCAGGACCGGCTCGACCAGATTGACCGGGACAAGGCTGCTGACGCCAAGGCCGCTACGAACGATGACGCCCGTGGCGTAATCGAGACCGAGTTGACCGAGCTGGACAAGGCGATCAACAAAGCCATCTCCGACGACAAGATGGATGAGGCCGCAGCACTGCGCGGTGAGGTCCGTACCAAGGAGCGGGAACTCTGGCAGATGGATATGGACGAGTCCTCGGACAGCACCACCGACGCCGCCCGGGAGCAGGTTCGTCTGGACATGGCCATCGATCATATCGAAGCCACCCACGACGAGTTCAATCCGGACTCTAAGGGCTACTCACAGGAAGTTGTGGACAAGGTAC